ATTATGAAATTGGAAGATGATATAGAATACAGAGAAAAACTGAATCGTCTTAAAGAGCTTAAACAAAATGATCCTATCACAGATTTTGGTGCTCCTTGGGAATTCAATTACCCCTCATGGGTTAAGAAAGACTTTATATTCATAACCTATAGTGAACAACAAACCAAAACTACAGACATCCCAACCAAAATTAAAAATGCTTTGCTGCCCTTAGTACCTATGCGAAAAGTTGTCAGTCATTACAATACGTATATGCAAAAAGCTATGAATACCCACATAGTTAAACAATGGTTGTGCTTAGCAACACACAAAGAACTGTTGAAAAGAAAATTGATTATCCAAAGGTTTTATTGGCATGATTTTGAAATCTTAGAAAAACCTTATAAGCAAGTAAGAGCAACTACTGAAGAAAGAGATAAACAGTTGAAAGAAATCAATTTGTACAAAAAAGAAGGGGTTCCAGACGAAAAAACCTCATATTCCCATAGATTTAAATTTTTAATGTTGTTGATATTATATAGTGTAGTCCTTTACACTGTTTTTTACATGATCAGGAATATCTACAGCGTCTTGTTCTCCATTTTCTGCAGTTACTTAATTTATACTATCTTAAAGGGTAAACCAAAACAAAGAATACAGCTGCTGTTATTTGATGAACTACCATGGATTTCCGTTTGGCTTGAAGAGATCTTCAAAACGGCGCCTTTAGGAACAGAAGTTTTGGGATTTTTTGAGTTTTTAAAAAATGACACATGGGCCAATTATTATATGCACAAAAGAATTACCGGTAACTTGTCGGTGAGAGTTAAGAAGCATATGGAATACAATAGAATTTTGATGGAATATTACAGCAACAAGAAATATGTCCAAACGGTGCCTTATATCACGTGGATAACTGATTGCAGTGTCAAAACCTTAGAAAAAACCACACTGTTCAGTCAATATGCGGACAGAATCGTGCATTTATCACAAGATCCGTTGCCTAACAACGTACATGAAGTGTGTCTCCAAGAAATACCATCAATGAGACACGCAAGAGAACCAGGACAAGACACCTTATACCCTGAAAACGAGCAAAGACATCACCAAGGAGTTTTTCCCCTCCTATTTAACACCGGCTGCCTTTTGCGACCTGCAAAAACTTTTCCAATGCAATCCTTAGCAGTGAAGATGAGACTAGAAAAACAAGTACCAAAGTTCAACAAGTGTGTGTTTGAATACATGAACGAATTATTCCCATGCATTTTCGATGAGCTTATATTGTGTGGTTATTACGAACCGGAATGGATTAGGAATTGGTATGATGCTCTGAAACCAAAACAAAAAACTGATATACAACGGGATAGAAGGCTTTTTCCGGACAACTGGCCTGAAAGAGTGAGTCTAAGCGTCAAAAGTGATGAGCTTTTGATTTGCAAGAACATGCCTGAGTTTGAAGAAAAAGAGAAAAAATACTACCCGCGTATTTTATTTGATTTGTCTGGTTGGTGGCTAGACATGTTGGGCCCTATAACAGACGTGATAACAAAAAATCTCAAGAATAAATTTGATAAGAATGGTTCAACCAAGATTGATATGCGATCTGTTGGAAAACAAGGCTATCGTTATTATGTGCCCTTTTTCACATGTGGGGCCCAAGCAACAGATTTGAATCATTTCAGAGAACTTGGTGAAAAAGCACCACCTGATGAGTTGTGGTTTACAGTCATGGGAGATGATCTAGGAGCCCAAGTCAAAGAAAGTGATTTTAGCTCATTTGACAGAACGGAAGATGAGGAGATCATTTTTTATTTGGCGTATAAGATGAAAACTTTAGGGCTAGCCCACGAAATGGAAATATGGATGCATCAATATAAATGTAGAAGAACCATGCATAATAAAGAAACAGGACAAAAGATCGATGTACCTATGAACACAGGAAAAATGACCGGTGAAGGATTCACCTGCTGGTCGAACAGTGTTTTCAATATCATGTCAACTATTACATCCCATCATTATTTTGTTGAAGAGGAAACAGCTCTCGGCTATAAGGAGTGGGGTTTTATAGCAAAATATTATCCTAACCAAAAATATGTTACTTATTTGAAAGGTGTTTATTTAAGAACCACCATGGATGAACCAATATGGATTCGCTTACCCGGTTTTCTTGGTAAGTTTGGCAAGACACTTACTAATTGGATGCATACATTCAAAGGCCAAACAATTGGAATCAGAGCAGCAAGCGCTTTATGGTCACAGTGGTTAGGCTATGGTTATATGAAGAATTGTTGGTTTTATAGATCTTTACATAAAGAAATTAAACGCATCTGCATATTTAATATGCAGGGACAACGCCTGCCTGGACCAACTGACTTAGACGATTGGCAAATAGCTCAAAATGATAGGAGGGCTGTTTCTGATGGCGTATGGGATGAATTCATGATGCACAGATATGGTTTAACTCATGAGGATCAACAAGAAATAATAGACTTATGGAAAAAAA